TATGTTAAACGAACTAAGAGTATTGGTAACGCTAATCGTTACAGCCGTGTGAGTAATATCAAAATCCTGGCCGCTTGTTGCCACCCGGCCTTGAATCCGTGGTGATTGCAAATTCGTGGAATCCAACCCGGTGATATACCCGTTATCGTAAAGGCGCCCGTAATAGGCGGTCCCGGTAGCCAAGCCAACACCCTGAATCGTATCGGTTGATACGATCTGAACTTTCCCCACCGAAACAAATTCCCATTCAATACCATTGGTCGATGTCCCAGCCGTAAAAGCCCCCGCGCTCACGGTCATGGAAAGCAACTTCGTACCGGTTTCCGCAAGATCGGCGTTGGCCGGCATCGGAGATGAATAAACATCAAACACACCATACCTAAAAATACTGAGCCAGTTCATCATGGTTGGTACGGAAAGCGTTGTTCCTGCTATCCCTGTTTCTGCCGTTATTGTCTCAGATATAGTAATGGTTGCAGCAGCCACTTGGGTTGCTGTGACATAACCATCATTAGAGGTCGAAGACGCAATCTTAATAATCTGTCCTGGCCGAAAACCCTGTGTTAAAAAATCACTGGAGGTCGTGGTGATAGTGCCAGTCGTGAAATCGATTGCAGTCCCAGGCGTATCTGTTACAGTAACCTCCTGTCCAGCCAACCTGTTCACAAGACAGGTGCTTAGTGATAAGGCCATTGTTTTTCTCCTAAATAAAGGTTGATATTAATTGTTCGTTGTTCATAACAAGACTTGCCCCATAGCTTGAATCAGGCAAATAATTGGTTCCTTCAGCCGGCACCCGCCGGATTAGCTTGTTAAAAGTATGATTTTTGTAATACCCGCCCGGACCTAAAACCATACACCCGAAATCAGTCCACGCTAAAATAACCTCGCCGGAAAAATCCATGCCGATATTCTCCGCCATACACCGAACACCCGTTCCCCGAATAATTGGCTTATCCCCAACCTTGTTTAAGGCAAAAGAATCATCCAGTCGCAAAATATCCCCCCCAAGCAGAGAATAAACCGAATAATCGTCACTTACGAAAATTCCGTCCCTCATGTGCTCGAGCAGGGTTATTTCGCCTGGAAACGGAATATAATTTTCTTCCATCAGGAATTTGCCGAAATCGTGGGGCTCAGAAGCGTAAATTACATTATCCATGGCAATATACATTCGGCCATTGTAGAGCGTTAGGAGGTGGCCGTTGGGCGGATCGGAAAATTGTTTCGTGGTGTCCGGTCCCACATAGTCAAGCGCGATCCACTCGTATGATACCATGTTGTAAACACGACCGCGTTCATGACCGTTTAGATAATAAGTCCAATTTTGCTTACCATCCGAAACAAGCTCGTAATCGATGTAAGCGTCCGTCATGCTGGAACGAACACCGGTCAGCGTTCCAATATGATCAACCGCCATTAGCTGTGAACCGTTTTGCAGTACCAGGGAATAACCCCCGCAATCAAACGGACACAGGCTCTTAAACGATCCGGAAACAAGTTCGTTATAACCCGATTGCCGGCCTATTCTCCCGGACGACTCTATTTCGGTATTCACCGCCTCGGATAATTCGGACATGCCGGTTTCAGGATCAAACTTGAGCCTGACAGGATCCACCTTGTTGTTTAACCCCGTGGATCCGGTAAATAAATTTACTGTTTTACTCATAAATTAACCAATTCGTCATAGTGTAATTCATCTTCCGGCTCTTCCGGCACGTCTGAGGTTGGGCCAATAAAATAAATAAGCTCGGCAACGGCTTCAATATAATCCGCTTTATGCCTTGTGGTGCTGGCGCCCTCCCCTTCAACGCCGTCCTCGATACGCTTAAACAATTGCCAGCACGCGTAATTAACCAACAGTTTTGAATGTAAATGAGCCGGTAGACAATCCGGTTCGTCGGTGTCGGCGCTCATGGTGGTAGGATATTTAAAATAATTCAGCATAATCGTTTCAGCCGAAGCCGGAATACGCTGATAATAAATACTTGCGCCCTGTCTTGCGATTCCACAAACGCTGCCGGCAAGATCAATCGTGCCGAACCATTTTAATAACTGTGGCAGGGATTTATAAACCTTGATGCGCCGATTATGCGTAGTACTGTGCGCCCAGGGGCTTAAATGACGATGGAAATCATCCGGCATTGACACGTTATTATTGCTGTCCGTATCAATCGTGTCGTTGGTTTCCAGGTTAGGTAATAACACCCTGCCGGCTACGTCACCCAAACCCTCGTTTAGTTTTGAATCCACTATCGCATCAGTTGCAACCGCCGCATCATCCACCAAGAGTATAACTTCGTCCCTAAGAACCGAAAGCGCAGTCATAATTTACCGTCCTATCGCCATCCAGTAGCAAGCCACATCGCCCGTAGGATCAGCCGTTCCAACCGTTACCGTTCCACCAGATACGGAAAATGTTTTACCCCAGGTACACGCGAAATAATCAACGGCGTTTAAACCGGTAGCAATGTTGCCACCAGTATCGGTGTTGCCTTGAGTATAGGTGCCGTATGTAACCCGCCTGTTTCCGAAAACAGTTCTATGTACTGTCGTTCCCTGTGCAAAAGCCATTTCTTTACCTCTCGTTTAATAGCCAATCGCCATCCAGTAACAAGCTACCGTTGCGACAGGATCAGCCGTTGTGACCGTTACTGTGCCGCCGGATACGGAAAATGTCTTGCCCCAACTGCACTCGAAATAATCAACGTGCGCCAAGCCAGTATCAATATCTCCGCCGGTATCGCCGCTGACTTGAGCAAACGTGCCGTATGTAACACGCTTATCGCCAAAAATACTTCTGTTTGTAGTTGCTCCTTGCGCCCATGTCATTGTTAAATCTCCTTATGGTATGTTACTAAAGGCTCGTATAACGGTTTCCCGCCATTAACCTTCAGGTATGTTTTGTCTCCCCATTGATACGCTTTCTTAATCCAACCATCTTTAATCGCCGCGATTTGAAGGGGGGATTGCAAGTCTTCGACAGCACCCCATGTGAAATTATCGAAAAACACCTTTTCAATCTCTCTTTGTTCGTCTGATACTTCCCATGTGTCGGACGGTCCACAGGCTTGCTCATATTCGGTGCAGCCACGCTTTAATATTACGGGTAATCCAGGAAATGCTTTGACAACCATCTCGTATCTTTCGTGGCCCTCGTCTAATCCGTAATTATAAAAATAAGCGGCGTACAACTTATCCGTGTTGTGCCTGTTGCCATCAGATCCGCATTTGCTCGGAAAATCCATTGTTTTCATAACATCGTATGCGTTGAATAATTCCTCCACCGTGTTGAATTTAACAACAACCTTGTAACAATTAAAACACGGTGACGGCACATACTTATGTCCAAATACCGTATCAAACAATAAATGATGCCAAAGGTTACAATCAAATCTCGACTCGACCTTAATGTGAATAAAATCCGTTACCAACCGGCGCCATCCGGGATAAAGCAGGGTTATCACGCCGCTATCGTCAACGTGACAACCCGCGCTTTTTAACCTGTCCCGTACAGTTTCAATAATATCCATCAATCAATCGTCAGAAAGACGGGCTGATATTCAGTATCCACACCAGCAGTACCAAAAACGTACCCGACAATTGGTTGTAAATGCAGAACGTCAAGAGTGATCCCCGAACTGGAAGTCGCCGCATTGGATACGCCGAGCAAAGATCCGGCGTCATCACCCAGCGTCAGGTTCGCCCCGACAGCGGGAGTGCCGGCCATTAAAGCAATCGCCAGCCCACCGGTTTGCGCCCAGTAATAATACGCCGCGGTAACTACAATCGGTGTTATACCAACAGCGCAGGATTCTTCGGTAGCGGATTCTACCGTAGCCATCCAGGGGGAATGAAGCAGGGTGTATTCACTGGATGTCGTAAGCGCCACGCGGATACCCTCATCAAGCGAAACGGTAATTGAGGTTGAAGCCGCAACTGCGCTACTTCCGTTAATCGGGTAAGAATGTCCCTCGCCGGCGGCATCGGTGATAGAGAAAAGACCACCCTTGAAATAATCTTGCGCGTAGGTGGTTGAGTCACAGGTAAGGGTAATTACCTTTGTGCCCACCGCAGTTGTGGGGCAAGTCTCGTCTTTAACGTGCGTAGCGATCGCAGCCGCAACAGCCATTTTACCAGCCGCAAGCGCAGAGGAACCCGCTTTCGCATACCGGAATTTTCTACCATCCTGTAAAATTCTCAGCGTGCCCAGCGTTTCCTTACGGGTTGCCGATTCCTCATAAATCCCCTGCCGAAATCCTGCTTTCTTAAAAGGTCTTGATGCCATTGTTTCTCCTTTGGAAGCTCAATCGGCTCAACCGGGCTTCCTCCGGGTTTTATAGAGCCGTTATTTGAGTTTTTATGCGGCCAGAAGGCCACTATCACCGGCGCATGATTTTCGATTAGAACAAATCATGTTACCGTCGAAGTAAATCTTTATGGACTTGTCTTCAGCCGAATCGGGAATCTTAGCCCATTTCGACTTCATAAACAGACCGTCCTGGTGAACGGCGAACCCAAGGTAATTGGAGTTCAAAGCAAATCCGTACCCGGATGGACAATAATCATCCGGAAATACCGCCGTGCCTTCAAATTCCAAGCCCTTAAATCCGGCCTTGGCCGTGTCCTCAGACTTCACGAATCGCTGCTGTACTTGCAGTTGATCCTTGAGGAAATTAAATAAATCCCGGGTAGTGACAAACAAATCGGGATCACCCTTTGCGCCGTCACGAACATGACCCGTATTGATAATGGTTCTCAACAGGGTTGTCGTTAAAGCCGCGGCCGTAGTGCCCATAATGCCTTCCCAGGGTTTCGTTGCATCGGCCGCAACAACATCGTCCTCGGCCAATCCGCCATACTGCGTGGTCGTGGTTTCGTTGCAAAGAGCCAACAGCCCGGTTAATCGGGTAGATCCGGCGCCGGCCGCATCGTAAATCGAATCAGCCAGGGTTTTCGTAATGGTTTTCTGAGCGCCGGCCAATCTTTGAGTAACAAGTTGCACCTGGGCGTAATCGCCCGCGTTTTTAAGCTGATCAATACGGTAAACGGTCGCATTTCCGTAAGCGTGCTTCCATTCAAAATACGCCGCATTGACCGATTCGCGATCATCGCTCGAAAGCGTGTCACCCTTTTCGTAAAATCCAGACTCCTGCCCGTCATACTCAAGCGGCACCCTGATTTTCATGCCGCCGCTGGGGCGCTCCCAGAGTCCTTTCATCTGTTTCAACAGGTAGTTTAAAAGAAAACTGGTGTTGAAATAGATATCCTCTGCCTTGCCGCCATCCGTTTTAAAATAATCCTCGGTAACGGATTCAAGCTCTTCATAGGTTAATGCCATTTTCAACCTCCGTTAGCGAGAGTGGCTCTATGCCCGCTGACGCCTTCGCTGTAATCGCCTCGTTAAAACGCTGGTCATCCCGCCGTGTTTTTTCACATCCTCTAACTCGGGGGCTGAATCACTCGACGATCTGGTTTCGCTTGGACCAGCCGGCAAATAGCTCAAACTTCGCTTTGCTTTAATGTTTTTGTTAATTTCGTCTTCCTTTGCCTTAACCGCTTTTTTTACGGCTTCGTCTATTCGATCCTGAACATCCTTCTCAACATCTTTTGCTTTAAGAGCGTTAAAGGCGCTTTTGGCTGTCTCAATCGGGTTTTTGTCCATGTAAGACTTAATCTCTCCGGAATCCCACATTGGCCAGAAATCAGGATTTTCCTTACCAAACTGCTCGTAGGCTTGTTGCGCCCGCTGCTCGGTTGTCTGATTTTCCTGGGTTCGCTGAAATTCCTCGAACTGATTAAGCATTTGATCCCTTGTGCCTTCTTGAAGACTTTTTGCGAATTTTTGCAGAAACTCTTTCGGCTTGTCCTGTAATTGCTCGAAAAGGTCTTCCTCAGACATATTTAAAAGATCCTGAACATTTTCGGTTGACTCCGTCTCCTGGGGCTTTGCTTCCAACCGCTCAAGAACCTTGCCAACCTGACCCATAAGGTCGCTGTTGTTTTGGCGTAATTCACGATTCGCCTCTATCAGTGCCTTAAACCGTGGGTGTTTGTCAAAACGAACGCTTGGCTCTTCTTCAGGTTCTGTCTTGGCATCATCACCCTTGCTGTCCTCATCGCTCTTTTGATCGTCTGTATCTTCGCCTTCGGTTTTTAGCGTCTCCTCAGACGATACAGTAGGCGTAAGGTCTTCCGATCCTTCCTCTTCCGGCGTTGACGATTCGCCAGGATTTATCGTCGCTGTTAATTCGTCCATGACATCTCCTTTGATGGGTGCGAAGTCCATCTATCGCACTAAATAAAAAACCCGGGCCAACAAAAAGTTAGTCCGGGCTTGGTTAGATCCGCCGTTAAGCGGAGATCACTAGAATCCGTTATATTTTATTCTGTTATCTCATATTCAACCTTTATTCGTCTTATACCGCCTTTGTTAAAATGTATCGAAACAATCCCGGTGAACTTCATGCTCACCCATTTGGATATTTTATCTATGAGGGTTTGTACGTTCATCGCGCCTCAAAGCCGGCCTCATGTCTTAATTTATCCATTTCGGCTTTTACTTCTTCGATACCTCTATTAACAACAGTTACCAGTTCTGCCGATTCATTTTTGTATATTTTCTCTCGCGGGGGGACTTTAATCTCAATGATAGCGTCTGCGTATTTATTTATATCCTCGGACGCTTGATTGAGTTGATCTGCTATTTCTTTCAAACCCATTGTTACCTCACTTCAAGACTGTTTTTTCGTTGTCGCTCCCGAAACACCCGATCCCCATGACGCTCAATATTTAACGCCGGTGGCGGATCAAAACTCTCGCCCGGCTCCGCGTGCCTCAACCCGTTAGAAGATAAGTGCCGCCGAAGATTCGTTCTATTAGGGTGTTTAAGAAACTCCTGAGTGTAAGGGTTCTCACTTTTTTTATTTACGACTTCGACGACACTCTTGATCCAATCGGCATCCTCATTGGCACAATATTGACCACCGAATGATATAATCCTCTGAGCCATTGCGCCACAATGACACTCAAGCTCAGTTACTTCCGGTGATTCAATAGACTCGAATAACTCACCGCACTCGCACTCGTAATCGTATAGTGGCATTATTGGCAACAACCTCTCACTTAGCGATTATATGTCAACTTCTTCCCAAACGAAACTAAAGTGCATCACAGCACCGATAGCGTAAGTTGAATCAGTAAACACGGCGGCACCAGGCGCAAGGCAAATAGCCCCACCTATATCAACTATCTGCGGCGCAGCAGTCCATTGAACCGCGGCAGCCATGTCGTCTAAACTTGCAATCTGCATCGCCACAACAGGTGCAACAATCGTGGCCGCTTCATCTACCATAGCATCAGAAGTTCCGGCTCCCTCAACCAATGCCGGCTTCACGGTGTTCGCGGCTCCAAGACCACTAACCACGCCGGTCGCAAGGGCAAGGTTGGTTTCATCGGCTATAACAGCCGTATGAGAATAGCTAAACTTGTGAACGATATAGTTTTTGCCGCTCGATGCGGGGTTGCCCAATGCCAGCCCTGTAAAGGTAGTGTTTAAGGTGGTTGAACAAGCCACTTCACCCTGCGTTGCACAAAAAAACAACCTTCCATCAATAGCCGCTTCACCCAAGCCAACCGGGTTGCTTACAACTATCATCCTACCAGTAGTATCCACTAAAACCGGTCTTCCTGTTCCATTGCTGTCTTTTCCGTACATGATGTTTCTCCTCTTTGTTAGTGTTAGGCTTCGTTGTGTACGTTATGTACGATTCGCAAATCATCCTCCCACATACCATTATGAAAGATGAACTCCTCGCCGGTGTCAATATAATGAAATGTTGATCCTTCCTGAACACCGGATGTTGGTTTTATATCAGACGATATACCATTCCATTTGTATATTTTTGATACGAATTTAACAGTCATTCTAACCCCTTTCGTTTATTGTTTTATGTTATTGGACGTCATACCTTTTTCACGATACGGGCCTTGAGATGTTTTATTGCTTGTTTTGGAAATTTCAACAACCTTGTCCCGGTTGTCAGCGTCTTTAATGGCTTTATATTTGTTTAGCTGCAATGTTTCCTGATCCAAATCGATGCCGTGCAGTTTAGCCGTCTGATCCGCTTGCTCAGTACGAATTTTTTCCTTGATCAGCATCGTTTCAGCCTGGGTTTTCTCGATTTCAGCCGCGGCCTTGTCCAGCTCGGCAACATCCAAAGAGCTTAATTGCTCACCCTCCGGAGCGGGTTCCAATAATTGCTGAAACGAGGGCATATCGCCGGATTCAATCGCCTTTTCAGCCTTGTCCGGCTCCATCATACCCAATTCCATAACAAATTGAGTGAATTGCTCCGGGGCACCCATTACGGCCAGGGATTCGGCTAACACACCCAGCGGTCCTTGCTTTTTACGCTTTAGTATTTCCTTACGGCCGTCAAATTCCAGGGATTTCAGCAGGGCTTCGCTATCGATGTGACCCTTATCAGCCAGCTCGATCGCTTCCTCACGTTCCTGAACCTGGCTTCTCGGCATCGTGGATCCGGAAACAACCGTTAGCTTTACGGGCGCAATCAGGTCTTGTCCCGTGATTTTTACGGATGTGGATTCAGTATCATCGTCGTATGCGATCCAGCGTTCTTCGGTGTACCAGTTCTGCGCCAAGGATAAGTACATTCGACCACGTTCGCGAATCATCTTACTGTAATTGCGGATCTTACCCTGCTCGGTTGTTTTAGCGTGTTCGATCAAAGCGGCGATGGCTTTGTATGCAATTACCTCCCGGCCAGGTGTTTGAGCGTTTTCCAACTCAAAAGCCCCTGATACCGCATAAAAGAAATCCTTGTATAAACTCAGACCTTCAAGAATATCGCCCGGAATCTCAGGACCGTTCATGTATCTAATCGCTTGGGCTTCCATGCTGTTAGACGGATTTATAATACCAGGCGCGTTGGTGAATCGATCGTTTGAAACACCGGATGTTATCGGATTAATAATCTTCGGGCGGGAGTTACGATCTTTTAATAGCGTAAATTGAGACAGGGATTTGTTTATCTCGGCCTGTAATCCATCCAGTTGTTCAATATCCGTCATTCCCCAGGGGCTTATGTTGTCCTTGTTGGATGGCGTGCGAGTAAATGGATACTTATCCCATAAATACGTTTGCTGGGCCAGCTCGGGATCCAGGTTGGGATTAATAGAGGGATTTGATACGTCCTCAAGTATAACCTCACCACCATTACAACACACGACCTTGCGAATATAGCCGGTGTATTTCGGAATCGTTGTAATTTGCTCTACGGGAAGACCATTCTCGTCCTCAATAACCATTGACTCCGATACTTCGGTGCGATCCTTTACCCAACACTCCACAACCAGGGTTTCTTCTTCTTCGCCGCTCGTGCCGTCCGAGGCCGGGTTTATAAAATGCTTAACCACACCACCAATCGATCCGAAAAAGGAAATATCACTCTTGCCTTTGCCCGCGGTTTCTCGGCGTGTGTCCTGTAATTTGCTGATGTATTCCTTGTCGGCCTGAACCTTATCGGATGATTTGGGCCATAATCGCCTCACCTCTCTCAGCGCCATCGGCCGATAATGCAAATTAGCCTCGCATTTCTGCACATCCTTGGTTTTCACCGGGTAAGTGCCGTAATGAAACGGCTCTATGATTTCGGTTTCAACCTCGCCCATACCGTATTCCAGCTCTCGATTAAACACGGCTTTCTCAATCGTACAACCATACGTTTCGCCGTTTAACACGCTGTCTTCCAAAACCGATTGCTGCTCTTGCTCGATCCACCAGTTTTCGGCGGTATGCAACGCCATTTCCATTTGCTCTTCCGGAACAGACTCCTCAGACCCGAACCTGGTAACGTTAAACGTCGGGTTGTTATTGGTTAGCATATTCGTGGTTTTCTTGCGGTGAGCGCCGATCATGTTGGCCGATACCAGGGGTTTCTTGGTGTGCTTGGTTTTCCAATGCTTGTTTTTGCACAATTCATATGATTTCACCCATTTGGGCGGTAATCCCTGGGTGTCTTTGTAGGTTAGAATCTCGCCCAGGATCCAGAATATCTTCTTGCCGAGTTCTTTCGGCTTGCCTTCGCCCGGTAATAACTCGGTATCGGTTTTCTTTAGTGTTGAATCAACCATTTTATGCCTTATTCATTTTCGTCTGGAGGTTCCGGAATATCCGCCCAATGAGTTATACCCGTTATGCGATTACCGTCCGTATAAAAAAACGGCTTGAATTTTGCCCGATTTACCGCCTTGCCGTCAAATATCAAAACATCCGCATCAGCAGCCGGCAGCTTGCTTGCTATCTTCGTCCATTTTAGCTTCATCTTTGCACGCCTTTATGTGTTTGTTATACCAGTGTAATCCTTTTGGGGTGTTGTGGTATTGCTTCTTGCATTTATCGCAATAAATGAAATCATCCGTGGGGGAAAGCGGTAATCTAATCTCGCTGCCACCATCGCCGGTTATCGGTTCTAACACGTTAATTAATAACGCCGGATCCTTCCGCTTTTCTTCGTTGACATCGATAAGCCCGTCCGTGGTTAAAACCTCGTCATCCCTCAAAAACGGCCTTGTCCGGCAATACCGGCAACGCATATACATCCAGTCCGGACCACCAGGGAACGGCTCTGGGAAGCCGGCCCGGTGAGGATGAAACATAGACCCTGTTATCGGGACAGATAGCTCGTCTGTGGATGTTTCGGCTATCTCCATCTTGCATATTTGGCAAACTACAATCATTGTGGTCCTTGTATCGTTGGGGTTCGTCCCTCTGTGATTCCGTATTCGGGGATCTCGTCACCAATGTAATCGCCTTCGGCCTCATCAGCCGGGCCAGGATCCCAGCCCGGGGGCGCCGCTTTAACAGCTCCATCGATGATTACCGTCTTGCGGCCCATGTAATAACCCACGGCAACACACACCAGGGTTATAACTGTGGTTGCGAGGATCTCAATCATCTAATTGTCCTCGTTAGTGCGCCGTCATCAACCGGTATCTCGTCACCATAGTACGGCTCGTTTACGCCAAGATTGTGCCACGCCGCGGAGTCTTCCCGGCCGAACATCTCCTGGCCCTCATCCGCCTTGGGGCGATATAGCTCCTCAATGCGCCTGTCGGTGAAGCTCTTTTGTTTTGTGGGGTTTTTAAGCGCGAGTGGCCGTGCCATACAGATATGAGCGGCCTCATCGTATATGTGATCCTCTGAATCGGTATCCACATCCTCGATCTTGTTCTTATCGATCACAATGTTGGGCAAGCATCTAATGAATTGCTCACAGGTATTGTATATCATCATCATCGGCATCGTGCCGTCCTTCGGCACTTCGAGTCGTAAATGGAATTGCCGGATCTTTAACGCACGATTGGCGTCACCAGGGGATAGAAAAACGCCCTCTTTGGCGAATTCTTCGATGGTTGACGGACCCTGGCCACCGCCTTTGTAATCTGGTTTCTTGTTTTGCGAGGTTGGATCACATATTCGTATGAAATCGGATTGACTCTTATCCAGGATTCCGCCATTTCTCATTTGCGCTTCCCGGGCGACTATCTGTTTCGCCACGGCCGTATCGGTCATTCTTAAACCCTGGTTTGGTTGACCGTTCCAACCGTACCATTCTGCGAATCGATACACCCTCCCGTCCTGGTCTACCCACCACCATCCAATCGAAAACGGGGCACCATAGCCCCAGTCATAAGTCATATACAGGGGTGCATACTCGGGAATTGGTATCGGCTCAATCACATGAGTTAGCCTGGAAAACTCTGAAAACGCCTGACCCACGAATATGTCCCAATCGCCATCGCGAAACGCCGCTCGTAGGTTTTCAGGCAGGGTATTCAATACGGCCCAATATCCAGGATCCAGGTGTGGGTTGTCGCTCGCTTTTGATGGAATGTATGTGAATTGCGTGCGGTAATCGTGCGGAGCTGCTGGCGGATACCATTCCTCGCCGAATAGTTTATCCATCCATAATTGTTTCACCCATCCGTGCCCCACTCCCCCGGGGTTCGTCCCGCCGGCAAACTGGCACTCGATATCTGGAAGACCTGGCCATCGTAACCGGGATCTCAGGAAGGTAAACGTGTCGTAATCGTTTTTGGTTAGCTCGTCCACCAGGATGAAAGCAAACTCAGCAGATTGGTATTTTGAAGGATCATCCAGATTCCGGAAACAAATAACGCCCGATCCCCATCGTTTGTTCAAAATAAAACACCGACCATATTCTCTATGATCGGCGTGCATCCGGCCCAGCCAGGCTGGAAACTCCTGACCTATTTTCTGTAATTGTCTGTCTTTTAGCGACGGGTAATCTTCACAAGCCAGCATACCCACGGCATGACTGATGCCGAATACGTTATACAAAACAATTAATCGCCGGACGGCATACCATCTCAGGAAATAGCTTTTACCGCCACCCAGGGCGCCTCCATACAGCAGATATTTGATGAACCCGGAGTCCAGGGCTTTCACGGCTTCCATTTGCCGCGGCTCAAACTTCGCCAAATCCACGTCGATATCAGGATTTTTTATAGTATGTGACTTTGATGCTGTCCGGGGCATCGTCATCTCCTGATGTGGCGTCCAGGTTAAATGCTTGGCGTTCTAATGGGATTAGATTCTTAATCGCAAAGGAAAGCTCTTTGACCGAGTTAATGCGAAACCGGATGTCTTTTTTAAGATCATCTTCGCAATCGGCCTCTTCGTGGTTTTTTAGTTTTAAGGTTATGCCTGAGATATAATTATTCAGGTTTGTGATAGTTTTTCGATGCCCTTTGATAACCCTTACGTTTGTATTTATAGCACGATCCAGGTCATCTTTACTCGGTGTGGAAAGTTTTTTGGAAAGTTTCCGTTTGGAAAGTTTTTCGGAAAGTAACGCGGCTTGAGTTCTTAATCTAACCTCTTCTGATTTATCTTGTACCCAGGATTCGGCCTTTGCTCTTGTGTTGATAGTTGTGTGTGAGGTTTTAAATTGAGAGGCAATAGATCTTACGGATCTTTGTCCCATCCGGTATTCTTTTTCAATTCCCTCCCAATCTATTTTATGCCGTTTTCCCATACCGTTTCCGAAATCAGAGTAATATCAACGTAATACGGCTATTAGGATTCCCTTACCACAAAACGGTATGGTTTGTCAAGCGGTTTTTATCAATCGAACAAGCTCTGTTGGTATTTTATGTTTCGTATTATTTCGTCTCGGCCGACACGCTTTCCAGGATCGCAACAATTTCGTCCAGATAATCGTTCCATTCTACCGTCGGGTATTTCATGATCGTGATAAACGAGTAATTTAACACAACAACATTCAACGCGAATAAACCCCGCTCTGATTTAATACCCATCAATCGGGTATAAATTTCCTCGCCTCTGTCGGTTGCAATCTCTTTCGGTGTTGAAAATTGCCGCTCTCTGTTTTTAGATAAAATCACATTGCCGTATTTATCCAGCCGGCCGGTTACAAGCGGAATTTCCATACTGGCCACCATTACATTGTCTTTAATTTCGTAGCTGCCGCCGGCAAACTCGATTTTAGGCTCTGTTTCGGTTGTATCCTGCGCCCATGCGCCACTCACCAACACTAAAATAATTGTAATTGCGATCCATGCTGTTTTCATTTAACAATCTCCTTTGTTTTTATGATTAAAAGCTATCCCACCAATCCTGAAGCTCACGAAAGCTATACGGATCCCGGCCATATAGCTTCCTAAACTTACGGTAAATAGGCTCCCATTCCTCCCATAGAGGCTCAGTATCGTAACCATTACCGGTATTATCCGGCTGTTTCATACCGTAATACACCATCTGATCGTTCCATGATTTTTTAAACTCGCTCCAAAATCTCCCCATATTACCTCCTTTCTTTGCTCCGCCGCTCTTTGATTATACATTCGCTCAGACAATCACGAAACGTCTTGATAACACTCAAAAAAGTTTCCATTGATAAATAAATATCCGGGATTCCTTTGATTTCTTTTTTGAGATCTGATTTGCGAGTTGTTATGATCAGAATCATTTTGTCCCCCCTATTTTTTATTCCAATTAAACTTTCCTCCACCGAGAACCATATTATCATATTCAATTAGTGGGGCCATTCACAATAATCAGCCGATTCGTCACAAACCGGTGATTTATCCCATTTTTGGCTTTTACCGTGCCAAAAGGTTGTTGCGTAACAATATACCCTGTCCTCACCATGCCGGTAATCCCTAGCTGGGCAGGATGTTTTGTTTTCGAGATATTCTGGCGGCTTAGATTTCAAAACAGTATTGGGATTCCATTTTTGTGATTTAATTCAATAATTTCTTTTATTGGGGATAGTGCCGATTGGGGAACAAAATAAGCCGGCCTACCCTTTGCCCCATCTCGCCACCATTTTTTTAATTTCCCGTCCGCCCCTTTTAGCCAACCTTTTAATCTGTAGGTTGGAGCCAAGTGGGACAAAACAAGTATAAATATATCTTCGTCATCGTCTTTAGGATGTAAAATTAAATCACCCCAATCGTTAGGGTTGGTGCGTACTTGTAATTTCCCAACATCCTTGGCATTAAAGTTGCCCAACGCCCCATCCCAATAGAGGTTAAATGCTTTAGCAACCGCCATTTCTCCGGCGGCTCCATCACAATTAATTTGCCATCCGGCCTTTACGTTGTCTGCTCCATACCGGCCTTTTTTTGATGCGCCTTTGATGTGTCGTGACACCCCCACCATACCAGCATGAAATAGGTTGTGTGGTGTTAGCTTTATTAACATCTATTTTCCATTAGAACGGTATTCGATTCCCATATTCGTCTTGGTTCGCTGTAAGATGTTCCGGTGGCACATCTGGTGCCTCAACTTTCTCAGCCGATTTAATACTGCGAGCAATCTCGCGTAAAATATTTATTGCGGATTCCTTGCTGTCACCCAATGTGATCGCAAATGGAATCGCTTTTTCGTTTGGTTCTCGTTCCTGGGTGTCTTGGTTATAGGTTTGGGGATGCGTCCATTGTGCATATATTTTACCGTCCTTGCCTTTTTGCGCCCGGCATATTTTATAGCTGCCCTGGTAGACATCCACCGCTAATCCGCCATATTTGCCTGTTTCGATGTAACTGTTTTTTACGATCATTTTTTAATCCCCTCGTTTATCAAAATCGATTATTTTTTGCTGCACCGGCGTTGTTGCCGCGTTCTGTAATTTCTTTAAACTACCTAATAATTGATGAAACCATTTACCTTTTGTCATCCACGGATCAAACTCTGACGCCCTGGACACACTTTTCAGGTGTTTGTCTACGCCGGCATCCGGGAATTGTTTTACCCATTTGTTGCGATCTTTGTAATTTAAGCCAGCCGTTGTGCCGTCCATTAACTTAAATTCGTAGGCATATTCTTTGTCTGCCGATAGATTGGCTTCATATTGTTTATTTGCCCTGGCGCGTTCCTTGGCTCCGACATATCTCCATTTTGATACTGGTTCCATCCGCCAACCACCATATATTTTATAATCAACCTCAAGGCCATTGGGGTTCTTGCCGGCTGGAAAACTTTTGGCTTTACCAATGCGACAGATTCCCCCGAATGGGGCATTGTTTTCCAAGGTGATATAAAGCCTGGCCTTTTCTGCGCTAAACTCACCGCCCCGGGCAAACTGTTCGTTTGATTTCTTTTGTAGGGCTATGATTGCGATGCCTTGGTCCAGGGCTTGATAGATTTCCGAGATGTAACCAGCAACTTCGTGAAAATCTCTTACGATTTCCATGTAGTCGATTATATTAATGGCGTTGGGTTGAATTAGGTCCGCAAAATTATTCATTCGTTCATAGGCCATCATTTTACTAAAGGCTATTTCGGCCATTGGATAAGATTGAACTCTCCGTTTTAATTCATCCGGGCTTTCGGAGTTCATGTAAACGATTTGGTCCATAGGGGATTTGTAGTCCATGGTTTTGTCGGCCAGGACGTTTTTTATGGTGTCTATATATATATTTTCTTTTTCTATATGTATTTGACCCTGACAGCCCCTCAGCAATCCGGCCATATACCCCACAGACGTTAAAAAACTAGATTTACCTGAATTTGTGGTTCCAGCGACCACAATTATGTCTTTTGAATGGATCTTAACCATGCCGGAAAGCCCCAGCGGTAAAGGGATTGGTACAGATTTAGGGGATTCTGAAAACATATCAATCGGGTCCGCCTGAGCATCAATTATGCGCCAATGGCCCGGTTTGCCTGGTACTTTTGACGCTATTCCCTGTAATTTCAGGTCGCTAAGTGCTCTATACAGGCGGTTTTTCTCCGTTCTTGTTTTAAGGTCAAATTGATAGCAAATGTCTCTATTTGTTATAAATCCTGGGTTTTCTATTAAGTATTCTTTGATTTCAATAAATAGCTTCTGTTGTGCTGATGATTTTGCCGAATTTGCTGAGGGATTGCTGAGGATTTGCTGAGGAGCTGCTGAGGTATTATCGGATATGCTGATTGCTGCTGATGATTGCTGAGGATTGCTGAGGGGCTTGTCGAAAGGATGATTCTCGAAATGCGTCTTCCAGATAGATTTTGCAGTTTTTTCAACGTCTTGCTCTGGCTGAGGTGGGTTGCATCTTGAGTTTTGAAATAACAGATAATCCAACATTCCTTGAAAATCAGCACCATCTTTTATGAGTTTCCCGGCAATTCGCGCCGTAGTAATGTTGCGCTCACCCTCATCAACTGGATCGTATTTTATCGGTTTTTTGTCTGCCTGGGGGAGTTTGTCGTATGGAAATTCTGTGAGATCTTCCCAGCCGGATCCTTCAACCGGGAATACAAGCTCGTATGTTTTTCCGGATGGGTGTTTCGATGGTGCAATTAAAACATATCCGCCATCACCCCGGACATCGACATCGGGAGCTATTCGAACCTTGTTTTTAACTGGCCGACCATTGGTGGCATAAAACACATGGGCGCCGTTTGGGGTTTTTTGATAGACTGTGGTTCGGGGTAGGTTGGCTTTTATCCAAGCATTACCGGCCTTGCTGTCGCCATCGATTACGGCAACGCCGGATACCTGTCCCGTTACCATAGCGATTTGAGCGGTCGGCCATTTTTTAAACCAGCCCTCAACTTCATCTGGTGTAGCTATTTGTGTTTGGTATTTTTCCCAGGGGAGTAGCGGCTTTTTTGAACCATTACGGATAGGGATTATTGATTTTCCTTCTTCGAGATAAACCAGCGTGGCATCTTCGAGTGTTCCCATTATTTATCTCTTTCCATTAGAACCAACAGCTTGTCCACCATCAGGGATTTTTCTTTTGAGTAAGGCGTTTTAATAATCAGATCGATTAGAATTTCACAAATATGTTTTCCAATTTGTTTCATTTTATTTAGCTTTAGCATGATAGCGTTTTTTCTTGATGATACGGACATAAAAATACACGCTTATGCTTTCGCCAAGATGGGTGAAATTTTGGTTTTTTCATTTTAAAAATCATCCTGTTCATTTGCATAAATCAATAATGCTGTAATTTTTGCGCAAGTTTTCAATAGTTGTTTCCTTTCATCAGGCGTATAAGAAATGCGCAAAGTTCTTTTCATATCTGGCAGGTATCTTTTAATCGGTTGAGCAAGCCTCACAATTCCATAAATCATTTGTGTTGTCCATTCGACAAAATCCCTCGTTTCAGTTGCCTTACCGAAATCCTCTAATTGCTCTTTATTAAGAATGAGTGATAATCCGTTGTTACTATGAATTATCGGCTCGCCATCCTGCCGGAGTGTTTTAATCTTATTAGTCACCGTGGCAGGACAACACCCAAGTCGATCTGCAATCTCTTTTTTCGAGTAGGTCGTTCCATCACCTAACAAATCCAGCACCTCTTGCGGTGTAAATTTTTCCTTAGCCATTAAAAACCTCCAATCTTTTTATGATTATATTCGCCTTCGCTTTCGCCATTTGGAACCCGCCCTCACTCCATGTTTTAGGTGGTACAGACGGCAAAACAGTTGCACACCTATCAAGGGCGGTTACATAAACGCTTTCCTCGATTGATATTTGCAATTTGGTTTTGTTATTTCTGAATGTTTCGCTTTTTTTCCTTCGTACCTTTTCCTTTTGGTACTTAATTTCCGACAACACCGCTGTCTTGGTCGGTATGTCCTCATTTTCCTTTGCCTGTGCCTTGACCTTCTCCACAATCTCAGGGTGCTTGGAGATTTGTTGGGATTGCTGCATACGATGCCGGTTCATTTTTAAGCGCTCATGTTTTGGCTTTTTCCCAGACGGTTTCATTCCCGTAAGAGCGCCCCCCTTGGCTTTTACGGGGATTCCTTTTGCATCGGGTTCTTTTGATGCAATATCCCCAATCCGGCCTTCTATTGTCAGAAGCAACTCACCAGCACCTTGCCCATCTTTCAAGGTGGCTTTGCGTTGTGCATCGGCCATGTTTAGTTTTTCCATGAGGTCGAATTTTTCTTTAGCAAATTTTACAGCCAATTCGCCAATGAACGATAACGGTACCAACTCATCCAATTTAGTCGGCAACATCTTTTTCGCTTTTACCAGATTAAATATTTCCATAGCTTGTTCCCCCTTCATTAGTGGCCCTCCTTGATTTTGATTGCAATATCTATTAACAAATCTCTTTCTTTTTCCACATTTTCAATCCTATGTTTAATCATTTCTTGTGGATATTTTGATTCATCTCTTAACCTATAAAGATGCCAGTCTTTACCCTCGATTGCCACATCAAGCGCCCAAATCAAATCCTTTTTAGCCACCTTATTGACGGCCATAATCCCCCCTATTTAATCAAGCCCAAGGTATTCCAAACAAAAAGAGGCTCCAGGATTATGCTCGGCACACAATGGGCCGTCGCCGGGTTGCCCCAAACGAAATCCTGGAACCTCTTTAAAATTGGAAATCTTTAATTTGATAGTGTGTTTAAGCATATTCAACCAATATCAAGAAGAATTTACCGTGTCAACCATTATTTTACGCCCTTGCCTTTCGGATATAAAACTTCGTCCGATGATACGGCGCCACCTGTAATCAATTCTATTCGGGCGGCATTATAAGGCGACATTGCTTTGTCCTGCTCAATATGCCTCTGGATCGTGGCATATGCAATTCCGTTTTCTTCACACCATCGATTTAACGACGGCACTTTGTTTAGGTATTTTTTTAGTTTCATATCACTCTTTACCGTTTTTCATTATCTTCCCCTCGTCAGAATCCATGCCCACAATGCACCACCAGCCACTTTTGCCACAAACTGCCCCAAGATTATCCACGGCATAAACACCCCAAATGCTATTGTCGGGAATAAAATCGAATCAGTTGCCGCAGACCCAACATTCGACCAGTTCATTTTAATTAGTTTTTTCCGGTGTAATAGCTTTTGATAAATAACCGCATCAACAATCAAGGCTCCTGCAAATGCGATAACCGATCCGACACAAATCATACCGGCGCCACGGTTTAATAAATATGTTATGATAGCACCGGCACAGATAAGGCCCAGCATCTTCGAACCCAGGTTCTTTCCATGCCATTTTTCGTGAATTTGGTCACGCAACGAAATATCCAAACCAATCAGAAAAAAAGCGTTGAACGGTGTTGATACAGGGCCGAAATATGCAACACTAAGGTTCGCCGCCACGATTGCCAGTAAAAAAACCAGAATACTAAACATTATTTTTTATCCATTTCTCGTATGTTTTTTCCATTGCATGAACAGCTTTTAGTGTTTTAACGGGCAACTCACACCCACACGCATGACAATGAGGACAAGAATATTGATTACACACATCGCACAATTCAGGTTTGCTCGGCTCGGTATAATAATGAGGTTCATAATCATTGTTTATATCAAACCATTTTTCACAACTAAAACAGCATTTTTCATCCGGTCTACATGGCATAGTTCTCTCCCTCAAATAATGATTTTTGTTTAAAATTCCCTGAAAACCAATCCAATAAATCATAGTGTTTTTTATCTCTTGCCATCATCCAACCAGTACCATCAACCGACTTAACACCAAGGCGTTCACAATGCTGTAATCGTGCTAAAGAATTAACTCTGCCAACGTGAACGGGTTTCCCATTGTTTACGAACTTTTCTATATTATTCATTTTCCAAGGGTCTAGTCCACCAACAAAAATCCAATCAGATTCCTTCGGTATAGTTTCAGGAATACATCCATTTTGTGCCACAAATGCAATCGGATAATTGTACTGTTTTATTTTAGGATAATAATAGCGCCAGAGGGCAAGAGTGCGGTCGTGGCAACCAACAACGTCAGGACAAACTACAAACATTGGATTGCTTATTTTTTCCAATCCTAAAAAATATAGGGTTTCGTCAAATCTCAAAAAACAACCATTATCATAAGCATTTGGCATATCTGCATATTTTATTGTTGTAGGATTATTCAATATTGCGATTCTGTCTGGATATTTATCAAACAATTCCCTTACAACCTTACTTGTATTATTTGACGGCATTACGATCATGATTTCCTCGGATGCTTCGTAACAATACGATGCCGAAATCTTCCGCATACCTATAATAACAACGCTCCTTGATAAGTCAAGGTAAAAATCCCAAAATAATTAAAAAAAATCCTTGACAACTCAAAACAGGTGTATTACGTTATATTTGCAATGAGAAAGAAACCCACCAAAAAGGAGAATTAAATGGGCTATTATTTCGATCATCGTGTCCGGGCCGGCAATATGCCGAAATGGTATAAACGGTTGGACGAGAAAAAAATGCTGGCTCTGTTTGAAGACGCTGATGGAGTCGAGGTTTGGGTGCCGTTTGAGTATGTGGTATGCCCCACCTGTGATGGCAAAGGCAGCCACGTTAATCCTTCCATCGATGCTCACGGTATCTCTGGCGATGAGTTTGCCGAAGATCCTGGGTTTTTCGAGGATTATGTGAATGGTGCTTATGACGTTCCCTGTTATGAGTGCAAGGGTAAAAGGGTTGTTCCTTGGGCCAATGATGAGCGAGTTGAGCGGTCCATAGAGGAAGATGCTGAGTACGAGGCGATGTGCGCCGCGGAAAGAAGGATGGGGGCATAAAAACGAGAGAGAAACCCGCAAAAAAGGAGGCAAAAGTGAAAGACAACGATTTTCGATTACTCAGGGAAAAAATTAGAGACCTGGAAATCAAACTTGCGGCCGC